TGGTGGGCAAAAATAGGACAGGCAGGAATGCTAGGTAAACTTGAACAGCCGATAAATTCGGCAATGTGGATATTCAACATGAAAGCGAGGTTCAAGTGGCAAGACCGACATGAGGTCGAGGTTATAAACGAAACACCACAACGCATAGAGATAAAGTTAATCGATGAGCTAGGAGAAGATGAATAGCAACGATTTATTTTCACCAGTTTACAATAACGCTTTTCGGGAATTAGAAAAAGGGAATTACAAAGAGTTTATGTTTTACGGCGGGAGGGGGTCAGCAAAATCATCAGTAATATCTTTGATGATTGCTTACCTACTTTTGACCAATCCAGATGTACACGCTTTATGTTTAAGGAAAAAAGACAACACGCTGAGGGACTCAGTATTTGACCAGATGCAGTGGGCTTGTGATATGCTAGAGCTTAACTACAAGGCGACAGTATCACCCATGAGAATTGAAACACAAGGGCAAAGGATTTTATTTAAAGGAGTAAAAGACCATCGGAACATAAAATCGATTAAGACCAAGACAGGTTATATCGGCGTATTGTGGTTTGAAGAGTTGACAGAGTTTACACCTGCCGAGGTGCGAAGTATCACGCAATCGGTCGGACGAGGTGGACATAAGTTTTGGATATTTTATTCATTCAATCCACCAACAAATAGGGATAACTGGTGCAATAAAGAAGTATTGATAAACAAACCGAAACGGTTTATACTTAAAACGAACTATAAAGATATACGCAAGTCGTGGCTTGGTGATAAGTTTATCGAGGATGCGGAGTGGCTTAAAGCAACGAATGAAAGATTGTATCTAAACGAGTACATGGGCGAAACGACAGGCACTGGCTTGGACGTATTTGAAAACCTGAAAGAGTGGGACGGCGACGGAAGCGGTTTTGACTACTACTTTCATGGAGTGGACTGGGGATATTATCCGGATCCATGGGCTTATGTCGGCATGGCATACAAACCGAGTACAAGGGAGCTTTTTATCTTTGATGAGCTACACGCATATAAAAAAGGGAACGATGCAACAAGCGAGCTTTTGTTTGAGCATATCACAAGCAGGACATGGGAGTTTTACAATCACGAGAAACCGAAGCACCCGAGCGAGTTAAATGTTTTATTAAGTGCAGACATAGCAGAGCCAAAGAGTATAAGCGATTATATAAGCTATGGGTGGAGAATGAACAAGCCGAAAAAGTATAGGGAGTATTCTTTCAAGTGGCTACAGAGTTTGACAGCAATACATATAAACAAAGAGCTATGTCCGAGAACATGGGAGGAGTTTTACGGCTATCACTATGAAGTAAACAAAGACGGTGATATAATAAGCACGTATCCTGAGGGACAGAAAGACCACCATATTGACTGCGTAAGGTACGCAATGGCACAGGTCTATAAACGAGGAGGCGAATAAATGAGTGTTTGGCTAAAACTGTTTGGTAAAAAGCTACCAAGGAAAATTGTAGAGGGCGATAATTTAATAAACTATTGGAGAGATATTTACACAGGCGAGCCGAAGTGGAAAACATACACAACGCAAGGTTTAAGTGGCAAGAAAACAAACTACCGATTTTTAATGAATGGCGGTAAAATGTTATGTCAAGAGCTTGCAGGCTTAGTCTTTGCCGAGCCTCCAACGTTTGGGGTCGATGATGATGTACGGGAGCTACTGGAAAAAAACAGGTTCAATGAGAACGGGAGGGTATGGCTTGAGTACGCTTTAGCTCTAGGCAGTGGCGTATTGAAGTGGCTTGTGAAAGACGGCGAGCTTGTTATAGATTGGGTACAGGCAGGGGACTTTATTCCTGTATCATACGACAGCCGAGGAGTATACGAAGCAGACTTTTTATCAACAACGGTACACGATGACAAAGAGTTTAAGGTTATAGAGCAACACAGGCAAGAGAGCGACGGGTACAGGATAAGCCTAGAAGTGTACGAGAATATCGGCAATGATGATTTTAGAAAAGTAGATCCAGGACGAGCGGGCTTAGAGCAATCGGAGTGGATTGTCCCTACAAAGATGTTTGAGGTTTGGAAAACACCAGTAGCTAACTCTGTATCAATGGGTTCTCCATTTGGTATGTCAATTTTTGGAACAGCAGTCGACACTATACAACAGTTAGACATGGCAGGCGATTATTTGACCGAGGAAATAATCACAAGCGGGCGAAAGATAATTATCGGGCATAGTATGCTACAGCGACACTTCCCATCAAGTAAAAATGACAAGCCGAGCATGGCATATTATGACAAGAACGAAAAAGTATACGTAGCATTTGACGACGCTGAAAAAGAGAGTATGCAACCTACAGCGATAAACTTTGATTTACGGATTGACGAGATAACACAGACGATAAATACTTTACTTGCGATACTTTCAAAACAAAGCGGTTGTAGTGATAGCTTTTTATCACTTGACGGCAAGAGCATGAAAACAGCAACCGAGGTGATAAGCGAAAATTCAAAGACTTTCAGAATGAAAAAGAATATTGAAAACTCTTTGACCTACACTATACTAAACTTTTTAGACAGTCTTAAAATAATCGGAGCTGAGTGCGGAATTAAAACAACAAACATGGAGTATTACATTGACTGGGACGACAGCGTAATCGAGGACAGAAACTCACGGGCTAATTATTGGAACACACGAGTACAAGCAGGTACTGGACTACTTGAGGATGCACTTATTGAACTAGACGGACTAAGTGAAGAGGAAGCCGTTATCAAAGCAAAACAGATACGAGATAGCCGGGCAGTGGTTGATGTTGGATTGTGGGGCGATGAATGATAAAGTATGAGCGACTCTTGTGGAAAATACAAGGCGATATGCTTAAGAATTTACTCACGTTGTTAAACAAGGGCGACATAGGCACGGCAAGATGGCAACTAGAAAAACTACAAGGGCTTGGACTGTTACAAGATGCAAACAGAAACGCTATCAAAAAAAACATGGACAAGATAATTGCCGAAACAGAGAAGGCGATCCAAAAGCTGGCGATGGAGAAAATCATCGGCACGAATAAAGAAGCGACTATCCCGTATATGATAAACAACAAAGACATGGAGCGGACGCTTAAACTGTTTGAGCGGACAGTTTACGGCAAACTTGAAAATTTATACCAAGGTATGCTTAAAGGCATGGGACAAAAATATATCGAGATAGTAAACGTGGCTACAGCAAAGCAAGCACTAGGATACAGCGGGCGAAAGGCAATGGACGAGATAGTGCAAAACTGGATAGGTAAGGGCTTACCCTTGATACAAGACCGAGGCGGTAGACAGTGGACTGCGGAAGCATACGCACAGACTTTGGTAAGAAGCACAAGCAATGAGGTAGCCTTTCAGGCACAGATGGAATATTGCGAAGAGAATGGCGAGGATTTGGTTGAGGTATCATCTCACCTTGGAGCAAGACCATTATGCGAAGCAGACCAAGGAAAAGTATATAGCTTGAGCGGTACAAGCACAAAGTACCCACCGTTTAGCAGTACGAGTTACGGAGAGCCAGCAGGATTGTTTGGAGTAAACTGTAGGCACACGATGGCACCGTTTAGAGACGGCATGGAGAAAACATGGCAACCGTACGGCAAACGAGAAAATAGGAAAGTGTACGAAGAAAGCCAAGAGCAACGGAAATTAGAGCGAGAAATAAGACGAGCAAAGATGGAAGGGCAGAAGGCTAAGATATTGGAAAAGCAAGAGGTGTTAAAAAGCTTCTTGAAAGATACAGGGCGTAGACGTGAAGTAGCACGTGAACAAATAGGAGGCATAAATGGCTGATGAAATTAAAACCGATGAAGTAGTAGCAGAAAAACCGATTGAGGCGGTTGTAGAGCAAGAAAAAAAGTACACCGATAAAGAATTGAATGACAAAATATCGGCACGGGTGGCTAAGGAATTAGAGCGGGCACGCAGTGAGCTATTCAAGCAGGCAGGAGTAAAGGACGCTGAGGAGCTTGCGAAATTAAAAGAGCTACAGGACGCACAATTGACCGAGGCAGAGAAAACAGCAAAGGCACTTGCTGAACGTGAAGCAGAGCTTGCTGAAATAAAGCAAAAAGCAACGATTGCAGAAGCACGAGCAGAGGCGATGGTTCAAGGTATCGCACCAGAAAAAATTGAGCGAGTGATTAAACTAATCGGAGCGTATGAAGGCGAGACCACAGCAGAAAAGATTGCAGGCTTTATCAAAGAGAATCCAGAGTTTGTAAAACGGGCAGGCATACAAGACCTTGGAGTAAAGAGCGGAGGAGACACGATAAGCGAGGAAGAAAGACTGTTAGCCTTGGCGAGAAAAGGTGCAGGATTGTCTTGACAATGTGCAAGACTTATGATACATTTAAATAAATGGCTTAGCATTCTAAGGTCAAGCAGTCCGAGGCTTGTAAAACTTTTCGGAGTGGATTAACGGCACCTAAACCGTTGAGGACAATCTAATTGTCTATCAATATTTTTAGGGAGCCGTTTTTTTTGTGCTCCCGAACAGGAGCATATTATGTCATTACCTACAAACACAATTAACGCACGGGCAAAGATTTTCTCACAGATACTAGATGAGAAAGTAGTTGCATCATTAACTTCTGGAATTCTTTCCGCAAACTCTTCACGAGTGCAATTCGTCGGTGGCGATGAAGTAAAAATTCCAGTTATCAAAACAAACGGGCTAGGAAACTATAACCGAACAAGCGGTTATGCAAGCTCATCTTTAGAGTTTGGCTATCAAACAAAAAAGTTTAGATTTGACCGAAGCTTCAAGTTTGGTATTGACGCAATGGACGAAGATGAAACAGCGGGTATCTTAAACACTTCAAACGCTTTAGCAGTCTTTGCAAAACAGGAAGAAGCACCCGAGGTTGACTCTGCACGCTACTCATCGTTATATGCAGACATTGCACGGCTTAATGGACGTATCACACAATACACACCAAACAAAGATACTATCCTCACAAAGCTTTACGATGACTTTGGACATATCCAAGACATTGTAGGCGAGAAAGAACAGCTTTATTGTTTTATGTCAGGCAAGGCATATCGAGTATTAACACAATCAAGCGAATTAAACCGAACTATGGAAACACAAGAAATCACTGGGCAGAATGGTGTTACCTTAAAAGTAAACTCACTTGATGGCGTAGCTATTATACCCGTACCTTCGAGGCGAATGAAAACAGAGTACGCATTTAAAACTACTAACGGTTTTGCATCTAAACTTTTTGCAGGCGAAATGAACTGGCTTATCGTGGGAGCAGATGCAGCTATTGCGATTGAAAAACACAACAACACAAAAATAATTCAAGCAGCTAATTCTGAGCTATACGACGCCGACCAACTAATGGGCAGGCTTGTGCACGACTGTTGGTTATTTGATGAGCAAGTGAATACTTGTGCAGTATCTCTTTTAGAAGCCGATGCAGTAAACCTTGCAGGTGCAGTAGACACTGACGGAATTATTGGTTTCACGACTGCACAATTGCCAACACTTACTACCAAAGGAGCGACAAACGTTACCATCACAATGGGAACAGGTGCCAAGGGAGTAAAGTGGTACTTCTCAGTAGGCACGACCGAAGCACCAAGTGCAGTAAAGGTTGGTTCTGCTTTACCTACAGGAGCGACAGAGGTAACAGCAACAGTAGAAAAAACAGTCGGCAATGGAAAGTATGGATTGCTTTATGGTGTTAAAGATGGGCTAGTAGTTATCTTTGATAGCATTAAAGCATCAGCAGCAGGATAAGGAATAGGACATGGCATACGCAACAAAAGAATTT